AGAAGCCAGCCGAGCGGCCCGCTGAACCACTTGCTGCGGCTCTTTTCGACGTACCCCGTGACTTGGATCGAACCGATGATCGCGCTATAGACCAGCTCCTCCGGCGGGATCTTGACTCGATAGGCGCGTTCGATCTCGCGCAGTTTGGGAAGTGGGCACTTCGCCTTGCTGGACACAATTCCGATCCGGCCCTCTAAGGCCCGTTGCTGAAACCAACTGCGGTTTTCCACATCCTTCAACCCGTGCACGATCAGCCAGGCGTACGGCTGCTTCACCGCCAGCAGGAGCTGGGGCGGCCGGCTCACTTGCCTGCCTTGAGTTGTTCGGTGGCCGCGATCGCATCGCGCAGGAATTTGTTCATGTCCTGCGTTCTGGCATCGTAGGCCGCGTGCGCCTGCTTGTCGCGCGCAAGGTAGACCGCATCGCACGCCCCGATCTGGCGTTTGTTGCCGTTGGCCTTCAGCCGGCAATCGCTGTGGGCATCCACGATGGCGTGCGTCCAATCATTCAAATCGTTTTGCGCGTTCTCATCGACCATGTTGCCGACCGCTTCCGCCCGGGCGTCCTCGTTCGCCTTCGCCTGGGCATTCGACTCTTGGTATTTGGTCGCGCTCCAGTAGATGGCGCCCGTGAGCAGGATGCCCGTGGTAATGACCGCGCAGACCGTGCGGACCCGGTGGTTAAATTCTGGTGGTTGTCTCATAGATTCCTCTTCGCCTAAAACCAGTGGAATGTGACCGACGCCGCCAGCGCCGCGATCAAAACGAGCACTACGAAGTCCAGCAGCCTGCCCTTTCCGTCTGGTTGATTCATTTGGTTTCCTTCTTGGTTTGATTTGCCAGCACACTGGCGAGTCCCCCGTGTTTCGCGAGCAGCTCGCGCGCCATTGAGATCGGGAGCGGTCTCAAACGCATTTTCTCGATCCGGCTGGCCGCACCCTTCGCGAACGTTCTCCATGGGCGGTAGCTTCGCTTGCCGTTGCATGACATGCAGGAGGTAACGAGGTTTTCCGACTCGTTCCCTCCCCCTTTGGAGGTCGGCTTCAGGTGATCGAGCGAGAGCCAGTGTCCCGACTGGCAGTAAAGGCATTGAAAGCCGTCGCGAATGTAAATCGCGAGCCGCTTATCCTGGCGGAGCCAGTTCATGCCGTGATTGCGAGTACGCTTCGCGCTACTGCTGGGCATTCGCACGCCGAGTCACCCACGCGCGATGAGCTGGCGTGTTCCTGGAGCGTCTCGTAATCCAGGCGCGATGAGCGGGAGTGTTCTTGGAGCGGCGGGTCACCCACGCCTTCTGTGCTGCTGTAAGGATGTTCATTGGTAGTTTCCGTTTCCCCCTCTGCGTTTTTACGGACTTGGGACCGTCTCGCTCTAGGCGAGGTCGCATTAGGAAACGGGCGGATAGCACCGCCCGGTTTGGGGAGGATTTAGGCCGCGATTTCAACTTTCGCGGGAGTAGCTTTGGGAGCGCGCTTGGAGTGTGCCGCGCGCTTGACAGGCGCTGTTTTGGCCTTCTCTTTTTCCGCTTTTTTCGCGGCCTTGATGTTGGCGAGACGGGTCTCGCGAGCTTTTTCGCCAGCGGCTGAGTAAATCTTGTGAATCTGGGCTTCGCTGTATTTCTTGCGAATCGTAATCCAGGCGCGTTTGGCCGGGCTCAGTTTGGCGATCTGGGCTTCAGTGAGCGCCTTCGCCTTCTTGGTGGTAGTGGCTTGCACAGTGGCTTGCACACGTCGAGATAGGGTCTTCATGTTTAAGGTTCCTTTTAGGTTTGAGAGAGTTTCTCTCTCTCTGTATTAAGAATATCAAGTATATACTGTATAGTCAAGTTCGGGAGCTTATTTTCAAGGGGCTGAAACAGCGCTTTGGTACGGATTAATCCGGTACGCAGGGCAGGAATAGGCGGATGGGCGCGGTTTTGGGGCGGGAAATAGGCTGGCAGGGAGGCGGTTTTAGGCGCTGGAAACGGCTTTAGGGGCTCCGTTTGGCCGTTTCCGGGGTGTAGTGAGGCGAAATTGGCAGGGGCTTTAAATCGCGCTTGGGGAGGATGGCGGGAAACCGTTTTGGGGAGGAGGAGAGCCGTTTTTTTCACCTTCCGAAAAATAAATATTTGTTTTCCTCCAACCCGTTCAAATCAAAAGTGGTTAACCTCGCCCGCCGAGCTGGTCTTGCGCGCGACCCGCTGGGAGTCACACCGGCGCTCTTTTTTTTTCCGCTTGTATTTGCAACACGCCGCCCGCCGGCGCTCGACTGGATCCCAGCCGTTGCTGCCTCTTGCCGGCGCGTTTGCGACCGCTATACAAACGCTCCGCGACAAGGCACTATGAAACCAAAGTCGTCAACCGAGCGACTCAAATCCATCGGACTGCAGCTCTCGCGAGCTTGCCCTTCGTGCCACAACCGACTGCCCAGGTTCCTACTTATTTAGCTAATGGGGCGCGTTGCCGCGATTACTCCAAGGACGCTTGTCTGCGCCTCGAAGCGATTGGCATGATGGTGCTGCAACGCAAGCGGCGCGGCCAAATCGTTTGCGCTACTTTCCGCCCCGAGCAGTTCGATTCCTATACCCGCCGCAATCCCAACCGGCCGACGATTCCCACCGGCACGTACTATAGCCGCGAGGAACTGGTTGACAACCACTGGCTCTGGCAGTTCCGGCCGGCGATCACTCCGAACCAGCTTTCCCAGGTGATGGGTGAGCGCGCCGAGTGCGAGGACGTGGACGTGTTTCTTAAGACCATCGCCCGCGCCGTGGCGCTTTCCTGCATCGTCGCCGAAAAGGAAAAGCCGAGCGGAGCCGTCAAAGCGGCCCACCTTTGCAGCCTGGGCGACCGGAAATTCCGCGAGCTCCGCAAACAAAGCAAACAAGCCCGGAAACGCCTTATTTTGTCGGGCTCTATATAAACAGCAAACGCCGACAAAATAGTGCTCGCCGCCATGAACGAACTCTTGACCAAAACCGAACGCCGGGCCTTCGAAGAGGCCGACCGTCGCAAGCGAATGCGGACCGCGGTCGATCTGCCAACCGGCAACTTGCGGGAGTGGATGAAAAAGAATATGCGCTGTGGCACGAAGCGCTGCCCCGGCTGCTCGAAGACGATTTCCCGGACGGCGCTGAGCTGTCTGGCTTGCGCTACCGGCACGATCACGGGTGAACCGACCGTCTAAAGGAACCAATCATGGATACCGCGTTGTCCCTGCTCGTGTGGGTCGACCAGTTTGCCGCGCGGATTGAGATCCAGGACCTGCCTCCGTACGCCCGTCACAAGAATCGAGTCATCCTGGAATTCCGCGGCCCTTATTCTTCGGTCTTGCGCACTGTGGGAGCGCGCACGCTGCCCCAGGCGATCGCCAAGGCCAATCTCTCTCCCGCGTTCCAGCCGCCCGGCAAACCCCGCGTTTATGCGGGATACGGTCCTCCCGGATCCAAATCGTAAACCCTCCGGTAGAGCCGGGAAAGGCGAACGCGGTTCAAGTGCGCATGTTCTTTGCGGATGAGGGCCAAGGGTGTTTCTTGGCTCTGGGCGATCTGTTTGAGAATTTGTGTTCTCGTTTGTCTCTTCATGTATTCAGTATATCAAGTATATACTTCTGAAGTCAAATCATGTTTTTAAAACCACTAGGCGACGAAGGCGGCGGCGAAAGCGGCGACGGCAAAGAGGAAACGCGCGGCCGCAAGCCAGTCGCCCTCGATCTCGTAAAGCTTCAGGCGCTCTGTCAGGTGCACGCGACGGACGAAGAGATCGCCGCGCATTTGGGTGTGAGTGTGCGGACCATCGAACGGCGCCGCCATGACGATCCCGAGTTTGCCGCCTTCTTCGCCAAAGGCCACGCCGATGGCAAGATCTCGCTGCGGCGCGCCCAGTTTACAAAGGCGCTCAAGGGCGACACCGGCATGCTCATCTGGCTCGGCCGGCAGTTGCTCGGTCAGAAGGATCTTCACGAGATCACAGGCCTCAACGGCGGCCCGGTCGAGGTCAACATGATCCAGCGGTTGCTCGATCAGCTCAGCGAAGAGGAACTGCGGCGCTGGGCTCAAGAAAACGGCGTGACGCTTCCCGCCGAACTTCTGCCGGAAGAACCCGCGCAGGAAGAACCCGCAACGGAAAAAGAACCGGTACAACTTGCGCCGGAAGAGCCCGAGCCCCAAGATTGATACAGAGAGGCGGTTTACCCGCTCCACCAAAGTCAACGAAGTTCTCAACGACACGCCGGGCATCCGGCCATCTCAAAAAAGGAAGGTTCCAGCAATGGCAAAAAAAGCACCGGCGAAAGCCGCCAAGGGAAAAGCCGGTAAAGCCGGTAAAGCCAGCAAGTCGAGTAAATCGGCCGCCAGTTCCAAGGGCGGATCGAGCGGCGGTTAAAGGTATAACCCAATAAGGCCGCTGTCAGAGCGACACCGCGCAAGCGGGCTTGGCCAGCGCACGTTCGGTGAGTGCAAATGCGCGTAAAGCGCATGTCAGTCCAAGCTGGTCAACGTTTTAATGCCGATCGTTCTACCCGAGGCTTCCGCCTACCTGATTGCTTATTCAGGCGGCAAAGACAGTCTCGCTCTTCTCGACCTGGCGGTCAACAGCGGCCGGCGGGTGGAAGCCTTCTTCATGTACTTCCTGGCCGGCATGGATTACACCGCGCACTGGGTGAAATTCGCGGAACACCGCTGGGGCATCCGGGTTCACACGTTCCTGCATTGGAATACCATTCAGTGGCTGCGATCCGGCCTCTTCCGTCATGAACCCTTGCAGATTCGCAAGCTCACCGTTCGCCACATCGAGGACGCCGCCCGCGCGGCTTCCGGTATCGAGTGGATCGGCTATGGCTACAAGTCGCGCGATTCCTTGCACCGCCGCGGCATGATTAACGCCTGGCCGGGCGGCATCTGTCCGGTCTCAGCCCGCGGCAAAATCTTTGCTCCGCTCAAAGATTGGAGCGACAACGATGTACGCGCCTATCTGGACCGCAATCGACTGCCGCAACCAATCACCGATGGGACCAAACGTAACAGCGGCATCGGCCTCGGACCATTTTCGCTCGAATGGCTGCGTGCGGAATGGCCAGACGACTATCAACGCATCTTGAAGGTGTTTCCTTATGCCTGTGCCCACGCCGATCGCGCTCCCCGTATCCGGGCGCAAATCGAAGAAGCGCAAAAAACCAACCGAGCCCACGGCCGCATCGATCACTCGCCATCAACCGTTCGAGTTTCGAGTGATCCCGCGCTCGCTCATCATTCCGGCGCCGTATAACCCGCAGGTGATGACCGATTACGGCCGCAAGCTGCTGCGGGACAAGATTAAGGACGTCGGCTGTCTGGAGGCCCTGGTGTGGAACGAAACCACCGGCCATATGATTGGCGGTCACAACCGGCTGGCTGTCCTCGACGAATTGGAAGGGACCCTGACCTACGAAGTCGGGGTCGCCGTCGTTCACCTCCCGCTGAAACGCGAGATGGAAATGAACGTTTTCCTGAACAATCAACTGGCTCAGGGCAACTTCGACAAGGACCGCTTTGTCTCGTTACTGCTGGATGAAAAGTACCCGCTCGAACTGACTGAGCTGGGCTTTACGCGGATCGACCTCGAACTGGAGTTTGGCTCGCTGCCGGAATTGAACCTGGGTCCGAGCATCGCCGAGAGCCAGGCGGCCGCGATCGCCGACGTTGTCGCCGAAGCGGAAGTGCTAGCAGCTCCGCGCAAAAAAGAAATCGCGATCCTTGGACCGGCCGAAGCACCGCCGCCGGCTGCCAAGAAAGATTTGACACCCGAGGAAGCCGAATCGCAGAAGCGGGCTATCCAGAAAATCAAGGAAGCCAAGCGCCGGTATGCGGCCAGGTCGGAGGCCTCGCCCGAGCACGATGTGAGCTACTTCCTGGTGATCACCTTTGCGAACACTGCCCAGAGGGACTTGTTTCTCGACAGCCGTAAGCTCGATCGCAATACCAAGTACCTGCTGGCCGAGACGGCCGACGTGTGACGAAGCACCAAAAATTCGAGTATCGGCAAGTCCACCGGGCGCTGATTCAGCCGGCGGCGTATAACCCGAACGTGATGGATCCGGAAGCTTACAAGCTGCTGGAAGCCAAGATAGCCGCCAGTGGCTGTATTCAGCCGCTCGTGTGGAACGAGACGACTGGCAACCTGGTGGGCGGCCATCATCGGCTGCGCATCCTCGACGAATTAGAGGGCACGCTTGACTACATATTAGGCGTGACCGTGGCCCGGCTCTCGCCGAAGCGGGAAAGGGAGATGAATGTCTTCCTGAACAACAGCCAGGCGCAAGGGCACTTCGATAAGGACCTGTTTTTTGCTTTGCTCGAGGCCGAGCCGTTCGATTTGTCGGATCTGGGTCTGACCCCGCTCGACGTTGAGCTGGAGTTCGGCGAGCTGCCGCCGGCGTTAGCTGCACAGCCACCAGTTGACAAAGTTGCATCGACCCCCGCTCCGGTAACTTCGTCAACTATAGTTGACGTTCCCGCGCGGCCAGCCATCGATTATCCGCATGTTTTACTGGTGTTTGCCGATGCCGCCGCCAAGGAAGACTGGCTCAAACGCCGGCAGTTTCCGGCCGATATCGAATACCTGTCGGCCGAGGAAATCGGCTGGGTGCTAGTCGCACCGCTGCCAGTGCTCGCCGCGAGCCAGACGCGGGTAGAAAAAGCCCGCGAACAACTGGACGAACTTGGGCTCTAGCCGCACGGCCAGTGCTACTTGACCGTCAGACCTCTTCGGATCAATTCGCGAATCGCTTTCACGCGCGGTCCGATGCGTTCCTTAAAGCGGAAGTCGTCGATCTGGGCTAGAAACTCAGAGTCGAATTTGACCAAGATGGGCGTGTAGTTCGGCAGTGGCCCTGCAGCGATACGAACTCCGGGAAAGGCGGCTTTGTGAACTCTTTTAACGGGGACGGTCGCGGTACTGGCCGGGCGGCTGGCGCGCCCCGTGGTCTTGGTTTCTTGTTTGGTCATTCGCTAATCAGTATATCAAATGCATTAAGTAAATACCAAATGACTGGCTTACATGGTCGATTTGCGGGAGTTGCTAGAACCCTCCGTCAAACAGCAACTGGGAGTGACGGCGTGGCTGCGGCTGAGGGAGCGCAAAAAGCGCGAGGCTCTGGCCAGTCGCGCGGCCAAGCAGGACGGCTTACTGGAATTCATCCAGTACACCAAGAACGATTACAAACCCGGTTGGTTCCACCGCGAGCTGTGTCTCATCATGCAGCGGTTTCTCGCGGCAGTGATGGCCGGCGAACGGCCCCGCTACGCGATCTCCGCTCCGCCGCAACACGGTAAGAGCGAAATAGTCAGCCGCAAATTTCCTTGCTGGGCGCAAGGTCTCCACCCGGAGCTGCGGTTCGTTTGTTCGAGCTACAATTCCCCGTGGGCCGAGCAGCTATCGGGCGACCGGCTCAAGGTCCTTCAGTCGCCGGAATACCGGGAGGTCTTTCAGAACGCCCCACGCTTGGCTGTCAAGCGCGCCGGGTATCTGGAGAACACGGCGGACGGTTTCATGATGGCGGCCGGCGTCGATGCCGGCATTTCTGGCCGGTCGAGCGACATCGGTCTCATTGACGACCCGATTGCCGGGTATCGCGAGGCGATGTCGGAAGCGACTCGCGCCAAGCTCAAGAACTGGTACCGAACTGACTTTTACACACGGCTGCAACAGGGTGCGGGTATCCTGCTCATGCAGACCCGCTGGCACGAAGACGACTTAGTCGGCTGGCTGATAGAGGAGGCCAAGGAGGGCGGCGATCCCTTCATCCTATTCAATTTTCCAGCCATCGCCGAACACGACGAAGAATTTCGGCACAAGGGCGAAGCGCTCACCGTAGAACGCTTCAATCTCTCCGCTCTCGCGGCTATCAAGAGAGTCCAGGGCAGTTACGCCTGGTCCGCGCTGTATCAAGGCGCCCCGGCTCCGGCCGAGGGCCTGATGCTGAAGCGCGATTACTGGCGCTATTACACGCGTCGGCCCGATGGCACGTGGGATCTGCCTTCATTTGACCTGATCGTGGTGTCGCTCGATGCCGCGTTCAAAAGCAATCCCACGTCCGATCACGTGGCGATTCATGTCTGGGGCTTCGTTGGCCCGCGCGGCTATCTGATCGATCGTACTTGCGAACAGATGGGCTATGTGGCCACCAAGGCGGAAGCGACCAGGCTCTCTCTCAAACACAAAGCAGCTACGTTGCTGATCGAGGATGCCGCCAATGGCGCGGCGGTGATTGAAGAATTGTCGCGCAACCTGGGCGGCGCTGTCACCGTCATCGGCATAGCGCCGGCAGGCGGCAAGATCGCCAGAGCGTGGCCGTTCAGTGCGGACCTGGAGGCCGGGAATGCCTGGCTCCCCGAGGGCGAGTTTATGGAAGTCGTGGACTATGCCGCGAGCTTCCCCAACACGTCGATGGATCATGACATCGACGCCATGACCCAAGCGTTCAATTGGAGGCGCGAAAACATGCACGGACTATTTGCCTATATGGAAGCCGAAGCGAACAAGGCGAAGAAACCCGCGGCTGCGGGCTTGGCGAAGGTCGTAGTAGCGCCTCAAACACCGGTTTGTCCTAACGACGAGTGCCGTTCGCTGGCCGTGCGTATGAACCCGGATGGGAGCGGGCGCTGCAATCAATGCGGCCAAAGCTGGGCCTCTCCGGACGGAGACGAAAATGCAGAACTCGGCGGCGGCCCTAGCCGTGGCAACTTACTCAAGTGAGCCTAGCCGCAGCACTTTAAGCACTCTGGTCGCGCAGATAGCCCGCGGCGATCGCGCGGCCATGGAAACGCTGTATCACGGCTTCGCCGGCATTCGGAAGTTTCTCCAGCGCCGCTGGGGAGCGGATGACGTCGAAGACATGGTGCATGACACCTTTCTAGAGACGGTCCTCGCCATTCGCATGGGAGGTTTACGCGACCCCGAATGTGTCTGGGGCCTGGCGCGCACTGTGGCGCGTAGCAAGGTGGCCAAACGCTGTGCCCGGGCGTCGGTCGAGGCCGAGGATTCGGCGGCATCGGCTTACTGCGATCCGCACTTGAACCCGGAGCAAACAATGATCGCGGGAGAACCCATTCGCCTGGCGCTGGCCGCGTTGTCGGCTCGCTACCGTGAAATTCTGACGCGCTTCTATCTCATGGAGCAAACCGAACCGCAAATCTGCGCCGCGATGGGGTTGACGTCGGGGCAGTTCCGTAACATCAAGACCCGCGCCAAAGAGCGTTTCGGCGAGGCCGGCAAAGCCCTGTTCAACTGACGGGCTCCAACGACTTGGGATCACGCCGCATGAGTTTGCCGCTGTCTCTCAACTGCAACCCACTCGCGGCAAAGAAGGAATCCACAGCCGCGAGATTGCGCTCGAAGTTCGGATTGTGGTCATGATGCAAAACCCAACAGAGCACATCGAGCGAGGCAGTCAACACTTCTTGGGGAGTGTTTGTGAACGGGTTCGGAACCTCGTTTAGAACGATCGCGGTGAGTCGATCATGCGCCGCTTGAATCTCTTCCGGCGCACGCAACTTGATCTTCAACTCTTCGTCTGATTGCATCCTCTACACCTACCAATTTTTTTATGAAACCAACGCCCGCTGAAATCCGCGACGCGGCTCGCGTCGAACTCGTCGACGAGTATGGTCACTTACTCGAAAAGACCGCGCCGCACAAAAAGAATTTCGCCCGGCTGGCGGAAGTGGCCAAGGGCATCCGGTCCTGGTTCAAGGATTCCTCCGGATCCAAATCGTATATCGCGCAGGGTGACATCTACGTGTGCACGCTGTCACCCTGTGAGAACCAAACGGTCATCAAAGACATGCAACTGGTCTATGACCGCCTCGGCCACAAGAAATTTATCGCCGCCTGCTCGATCACTCTCGGGGCGATGGCGGAAGCCGGGCTGAGCGCGGGCGACATCGTGGCCATGACCTACAAAGCGCAAACCGGATCGCGCAACCTCGAAGTTACTAAAAGAGCAACCGTGTTCGCGGCTGGCTCATAAGGAGAACAACTATGTCAGAAACCTGGTTTCATCAAGGCGCGCTTGTGACGCCGCCCATTGCAATCGGCCGTGCGAGCGTCCAACCGCCGATAGAGCCAACCCCGGCAGAGAGCGTGATTCGCGAGCTGGACCTCGCGCCTTCGTTGCTCAACTTGGCCCTGGCCGTCGACGCAGCAGAGCCCGTAAAGCCGCTCGTTCCGCCGGTTGCGGAAAAGAGCAAGCCAGTGCCAGCAAAGCCAGTGCTGGAATCGTCCGACCCCGGCCCTGATTCTGGCTCGGCCGAAACGACCGTCGTAAATTCAAAAAAGAAATGACGCGCTTCTTACTCTTGCTGCTCGGCCTACTGCCTGCGTTTGCGCAGCAGCCGACCTTCAAGACTTACCGCGTGACAAGTCCAACGGCATTCCTGAGTCTGGGACTGCCGCTTCCGCCCAACTCCACTGTTTTTCGTAACGGAATTTTGGAGCTGCCGGGCGGCGGTTACACCACGTACGGGGCCACTTTCAAAATGGTGGGACCGCTTTCCGTCGGCGATCAAATCACCGTGGTCACGCAACCGCTGCCGGCGGCCGGGCCGACTGGTCCGCAAGGTCCTCCGGGCCCGACTTTGCCGATCACCACTGCTGCCTGTCCAACGACGCAAGGCGGCTTGGTGTTTTCAACTCCCGAGTACGGGATATGCAGCGGCAACGGAGCGACTTCGCAGTATTACAGTTACTGGGATTCCGCGAACGCTAACCCGCCGATCGCCAATCACTTCGTTTTTTGGGGCGATTCGCGCGTTCCCGGCCGACAGATCGAAGCGGGGATCGCTCTGACCACGGTTCTGAACAGTCCAGGCGTCGACACCAACGTACCCAGCGAACAAGCGGTTTCAACCGCCATCGCGAAGGCCATTCAAGCCTTTGCTCTCACGCTTCCGGCAGGCGGCGCGGCCGGTCCCGCAGGTCCTGCCGGTCCGCAAGGAATTCCGGGCCCAGCCGGTCCATCGGGTCCGCCAGGGCCAGTAGGCATTCCCGGGCCGCAAGGGATCGCGGGACTAAACGGCGCGACGGGTCCCGCAGGCGCGGCGGGTCCACAAGGTATTGCTGGTATCACCGGGATACCAGGCGCGGCAGGTCCTCAGGGTCCGGTAGGTCCTCAGGGAGCAACTGGCCCAGCCGGTCCGCAAGGTCCAGCGGGTCCGCAAGGGGCTCCCGGCACCGGCACCACTGGCACCGGCGGCTCAAGCCTCCCTGCCCTCACCGGCTTGCCGGGTTATTTGATGACGGATGGCACGCATCTCATTTGGGGCAACATCACGACTGGACCATCAGGCGCGCTCGATTGTGTGTCGATGCCGGGCGTCTGCGATATGGTCACGAGCGTAGTCCCGAGGCTGAAATCGGCCAACCCTTGGGGCGGCGCAAATGATTTCGGCAAAGCGGCCTGGCTCCGGCTGAACGTCGGTCTGGGCATTCCCCCGGCCTCAAGCTGCCTTGTGCCTCCGGCGCCAAACTCGCCCGACGCGCCCTACGATGGCGGCAAAGTCTATGTGCGGCTCGATGCCCAAGCTCCTCAATCGAGCTTCTACTTGTGTTCGCAGACGGCGCCCAATGTCATGGCTTGGGAGTTAGTCTCGCCGGCGGCCGCCGCGAAGCCTTCGATCTTAAGGCGGATGCTCGGACTCGGAGCAAAGAGGTCAGTCAACTAAGTAACCAAGAGTCATGCCGTACATTCCGCGCCATCCTCTGGCCGCAAGGCAGAAAGAGATGCGCGAGCGCTTGCTGAAGCTCAAGCAGAAGCGGAGACGCGACAACCTCCTAATCTACAGGAAGAAACAGAACCGCGAACGACTCCTAAAGAAGCGGCTGCAAGAGGGTCGCCTGAAAGAGGCGGCTCGGTTGGCTCGGCTGCTAGAGCCTGCGCCAACGCCAACTGCTCCCCGTCGACGGTGTATCTGCGGTGGTTGCCGCGTGTGCAAGATACGCGAGAAGCGGCGCAAATTATCTCAATCCTGGGAGCGCTTTCTCGTCGCCCACCCCGACCTTGTTCCACTGGATCACGATCTCGACGACGTCTACTGGAGCGACATTTTAGGCCGCCATTTGTACTGGGATCCGCGCTGGTTTAAGTCACCAAAAGCCGGTCACCTTCCATACAACCCATTCCACAACTAGCTTCGGAGCCTTTCACCTACATGCATCACGGCACTTGTGTGTTGATAGTCGACGATGAACAGGAGCTGGCGCAGCTCGTCTGGGCCCCTTATCTGCAGGCGCTCGGTTATGAAATTGTGGGCGTTTGCGCCAGCGCCGAGGAAGCACTCGCACTCGCGACCGTCCATCCGCCGCGCATCGCCATCGTCGATATCAGCCTTGCGGGCGACATGTCGGGCGTGGAAGCGGCAGCTCATCTGATCGCCCGGTTTTCCGTACAGATTGTGTTCTGTACCGCTTACACGCGCGGCGACGCGCCCGATTTGGAGCTTCTGACAGCCGGCTTCGTCTACCTGGAAAAACCGTTCTCGATGGAGGAATTGGGTCACGCCGTGGCCGCGGCTGCCAGGGACGCGGAACAAAAAACAATGGAATCGCGCGATCACAATTTCCTGGTACGCATGAACAGCAAGGCCGACCTGATTTCGATTCAAATTAACGCAGCCCGCCGCCGCGACGGAGAGTCCCATGACTGACGAAGATCATGACTTACTGGTGAAGCTTGACGTAAAGCTCGACATGATGGCCGCTACCCTCAACGAAGCCCGTCTGTCGGTAGGCGGGAAAGCGGACAGCGCGCAAATCGAACAGCGCATATCAAAGCTGGAATCGACGACGAACGACCGATTCACCAGAGGCGACAACAAGCACGATGCCCTTTCGATCAAGGTCTACATGCTTGTGGGCGGGGTTGTCGCGATAGAAGTCCTGCTGAAGTTCATCCCAATAACTCATTAAAGAACTTAGTAAATGGTTGTCATAGAGGAGGCGCACATAAACCTCGTGCGCGCCGCTGCTACGGACATTCAACAGAAGCTGCCCATCCATGTGGAATGGTGCGATCTGTTCGATGCCGGCATGACGGGCTTGGTCGGCGCGGCGCACAAATACCGGCCGGACACGGCTTTCTCCGCGCGGGGACCCGCTTCTTTCATCACTTACGCGAAATACCGGATTCGCGGAGCGATGCTCGATGAAATTCGCCGGTTTGATTGGGCGAGCCGCAATACGCGGCTGCGCTATAAGCAGATCCAGGCGGCCAGGACGCAACTGGCGATCGAGCTGGGACGGCCGCCCGATGATGACGAGCTGCGGCTAAAGCTCGGCATCACGCCGCATAACTGGTCAAAGTTGATGGCCACTTTCCGGGCCGTGTCGGCGACGTCATTCGGCGTCCTGGATCGTGAGGCGCGTTCGGTCGAGCCGGCCGCGGATCAGAGGGCAGCCCATCAGGAGTTACTCGCCACCCTCTCAAAGTTCCAGCGATGTCTGAAACCCCGAACGCAGAGACTTTTAGAACTCTATTACCGGCAGGGGATGACGATGCAGCAAATCGGTCTCCTCTTCGGCGTGCGAGAAAGCCGCATCTGCCAGCTTCACAGCGCGGCCCTCGCCAAATTGCGCGAACGCTTCCATCGGCGAGGCGTGGACTCAGCCAGTCATTTTTTTTGGGAAGGGAAACCATGAACATTTTGCAAATCGTATTGGCGCTGCTCCAGGCAACGCCCGACATCATCGCCGCCATCAAAGCGGTCGACAGCTCGATCAAAGGAGCCAAGAAAGGCGCTGTCAAAAAGGAGATCGTGATGGCGTCGTTTGCCCACGTGCCTACTCCGCTGCAGGATGCGGCGAGCGCTTTGATCGACAGAACTGTCGGCACTCTCAAAGCGGCCGGCGAACTGCCCAGCCACGAACTCCCGGCCGAGGCCTGACCTATGCCCGACGACGATGCCAGCGTTGACGTCTTCCCCGACGATTACGGCGGGGTGGAAGGCGTGGCCCTGGTGCTGAAGAATTCGTCGATTGTCGAATACGAAGGCGAGCTGGTAGCAGGCTGCAAGCTGTCACCCGAGCACGCGCTGCGTCTGGCGGACGCGCTGATCGCCTGTGCCACCGACCGGTAAGGAACCCATGGCCCTCGTCCTGTTCTTCGCTGACTTCCTGATTTTCGTGGCGCTCGTTTACGCGATGTACTCGGAACGCCACCCGTGACCCACGCGCGCGCGCGACCGGCGGTGGGTCACCTGCGTGTGTCTGGTAGCTTCCAGAGTTCTCTCATCCTTTGGTTTGCCCAGTAGCAGTACCGATGGATGTTCAGTACGGGACTATCCAAAGTTCAGACAACAAAGGGTTTAGTCCTGTTTGTGCAAAAGGGACCCTTTTTGCACAGGTGGAAATCCGTCCGAATTTCCCTTACAATTCGCCGCCTTTTCCGGAAAATGCTCGAGTTAATTTCCCGAATTGAGAAGGCGCCCTTCTCCTCTTCGCTTCCGCTGTCCTAGCCAACTAGGAAATTCCCAATCAACTAGGACCAACCACGGCGTTTCGACGCCAGAAAAGCCCAACAAATGAACCACTTTCTGACCGTCGTCGCCTTCGGGTTTGCTTACTACGAGGCGTACATTTTGATGCCGAGCCACTTTACGGTCGGCTGGATCACGCGCGAAACCAAGACCGGTCCCTATAACGCATTTTTCTGCGACGGCACGCGTCGCGCCGTCTGCCATCCCCTTTCCCAGAAAGGCGCACGCGCCTGGCTGCTGGAACAGGTGGCCCTTTCCGCGGTGACCAAAACCGAGGCGGCGATCGCGCCGGCAGCGCCAGTGGAGGCGGGAGCCAAATGAGCGACCTACCGGTAAGAACTCAGCCCGATCCCATGACACCAGCGCCTTCGCCGGAAGCGCCGATCAAGCATTTGGTGTTCGCGACTCGCGAAGGCCTGATAGGCAAAGAGTCGGCCAGCGGTTACATGATCGACCGCGTGGTGAAGTTCGTCGCGTTGCCCAGCGTGAAGGCGCTCAAGCGTTTCGTGCGAGTCACGAATCCACACACCGGCAAGTCGACGCTCGCGCAGGTCCTCGAAGTAGGCCCATGGTCCGAGCGCGATGACAAGTACGTGTTTGGCACGGATCGCCCGCTCTCTGAACAAGGCTTCCATGTGAACACCGGCGGCTATGTGGTGAGAGGCGAGACGAACGGCGCCGGGATCGACCTGGGCGAAGCGGTTTGGTTCGCCATCGGCATGTTGGACAACGGCCACGTCGAGTGGGAGTTTGCCGACTGCGACTGTTAACCATGCTCATTCCTGTGATCTTCGATAACGAGGCCCTCAATGGCGGGGAGGGAGACACGAGCTTGTGCATTTAAGAGCTGGTGTCCCCCAATCACACTAACATCGGAGTCCTTCGATTGTATCCAGAAAAGTTGAACCTATGAAAGAAGTAGAACTGCGCGTCGGCGAGAAACTCCCCGTCGATGTCAAAGCGCATCAGAACCCCTCAACCATTCAGGAAGAGTACGCGGCCGCCCACCCGCGCTCGACGAACATCAGCGCTTTTGATTTCACGCGTGACGGCCGCTTTCGTTTCGGGCTCGACACAGCGAAAACCATCCAGGCCCTTCGCGATCTGGCTGACAAGATCGAAAGCCACGACGTCTTGCCGCAGCGCGTGCAGCTCATCGAAGAAGCCCGCTGCGACGACTATCTGATGAAAGCCCTGATATTCGGCTTCGTCGAGAAATGTCCTCCGACCGCTGAGGAGGTGGATTTGAGACCTAGCCGGGCTCCCGAGCAGGATGAGAAGGCGGCGTGATCAGCATCATCGACTTGGCGCTAACCTGGATCCGCGTCCACGCGCTGCCAATGTTCGCCGCCGCTAGCCATGCAACAAGCGGCTGGATCCGGCGGACGCGAATCCATTATTTCCGGCGCGTCGACCGCAACGCCAAATGTCCCGCCTGCGGACATCGCTTAGGTGACATCGTGTTTTCGGTGGACCTGCGCCTGTTAGTCCACAAGTGCTTTATCTGCCGGGCGGAGTGGGGCGAGAAGCCGCTTCTGGTGGCCGATGCCTGGCTGGCCAAACCAGCAGCGCCGGTACCGGACGATCCGACCGCCGGATATTAAAGCAAAGGTTGAACCCCACGTGCCAGACGAACTGCCAGTAGTCGATTGTGTTGAGATCCGCGTCGGCGAGCAAACCTACTTCGAGGACGTTCGCAAGGCTCGCCACTGTCCTACGCCTGGGTCGTTTGTGGTGAGCGATAAACGGCGTGACAGACGGGATTACGAAGCCAAAATGCTAGCAGCGACGGACCCAGAAAATGGGCGACCGCGCGAGGACTAAGCTTTTCGCTTCGCGGCTTCGGCGGTGGAGCAGCAGGCGCTTTCGGGTGGCCGTTCTCGTCTTTGAAAACACTCATACCTGAAGGTTACGCCAAAAGCAAAACGGCCCACCTTGCGGCAGACCGTTCGCTTCTTTTAACCAAAAAAGAAACCAGCTAACAGGAACCACCCTGTTTCACCAGTGCCGGCCCGGACAGCGGCTGACATTTCGATTTTAAGCCCTGAAAGCAAAAACAACCAAATGGCCGGACAATTGATAAAACCGCCAGTGCTGACGCAGCCAGGAGCGCGCGGCGTCCCGAACCGGCAGGTGTCCAGCGAGGACTGGTTCGGACCGCTCGAACCGTTAAGGCCCACTGCGCCCGCAGGCACTCAGATCCGGCAGTTCGAATACCTCCCCGGCCAGAACATCATCTTCCAGCCGCGCGCCAACGAACCGATTTCGTTCTCCGACCTGATCTTCATGGCCGACAACTGCGACATCGTTCGCATTGTCATCGAAGCCCTGAAGGATGAAGTCTGCCTGAAGCAATGGCAGGTCCGCATGAAGGCGCAGCCCGGCGAGACCGAGGCGAAGCGCCTGGCGCGGCAGAAAAACAACTTGAAGGTCCAATACTGGACCGCCTTTCTTTCGTGGCCCAATCCCGATTACTGCTGGGCGGATTTCCTACGGATGTTGCTCGAAGACGTCTTTGTCACCGATGCGCCAACGATCCTGCTGCAGCGGACCCGGCGCCAAACCATCGGGGCGCTGCGCGTCATCGACGGGCAGACGATCCACCGCGTGATCGATGACTTTGGTTTCACGCCACAACCGCCGCAACGGGCGTATCAGCAAATTCTGTACGGCCAGCCGGCCGTCGATCTGACAACGGACGATATCGTATATCGCCCGCGCAACGTGCGCGCACGCAAACTCTACGGCTGCGGTCCGGTCGAACAAATCCTGCTCACTCTCAACATCATCTTGCGGCGCGATCGCTTCAAGCTGAATTTCTACACCGAGGGGAACGTGCCCGAAGCGCTCTACACGATGCCGGGCAACGTGACCGAAGACAACGTTCGCAAGTTCCAAAGCTGGTTCGATCAATCGCTCGCCGGCAATCTGGCAGCGCGGCGGCGCATTTGGTTCATCCCCGGCGACGATAAGGGCGTCCAACGCCTGCACTTCACCAAGGCGGATGCGTTGAAAGACGACGCCGACGAATGGTTCGCGCGCCTTGTTTGTTACGCGTTCCGCATGAGCCCGATGGAATTCACCAAAATGATGAATCGGGCCACGGCCACGCAAAGCCAGGATTCGTCCGATGAGCAGGGCGTGCAAGCGATCTGCTCCTGGGTCGTAGACACCATCAACTACATCATCCAGCGCAAGGCCGGCGACACCGACATTGAGTTCACCTTCCAGTCAAAGCGCGAGTCGGACATTCTCAAGCAAGCGCAGACTGACATCATTTACATCAACGGCGGCATCAATACCCGCAACGAGATCCGTGAGAACAAAGGGGATGATCCGAGTTCCGACCCGGAAGCGAGCGTACTCGGCATCACCACTGGCACGGGCTTTGTGCCGCTGGGTCAACAGGCGATTACCAACGCCAATACCCAGAAAGCGCTGGAGGCCCATGCGGAGACGCACGCGCAGCCAGGCGACGAGGACGAAGGCGAAGAGGGCGAGAAGAAGACGCCGGCCACGCCGCCGCCAGTCGGAGGCAATACCGAAGAAGCGCCCAGGAAGGCACTGACCGGGCCGCCAGTCAATGTCGTTTGGCCTGACACTGTCACCGCCGAGTCGATCGAGAAAGGTCTGCGTAAAAAAAAAAGACTGACTATTGAGACGCACGAGGAAGCGATTGCGCAGCACAACGTTGATGTACTGCATACTGCAGTACGCGACTTTCTAAAGACGGCTGGCCACGGTTCGGCCGAGCGGGTCGTGAAGCTGTTCGCCGGCCACGAAATTGTGAAGGCGGACGAAACCAAGAAGCCACCGACGCCAGAAGAAGTGATCGACGTGGCGGTCGACATTAGCTGGACAGACTTAGTGGCGCCCGCCGAGGCAGCTCTGTTTGGCGCGGCAACGACCGGCGCGGATATCGCGATCGGCCAGTTGGAAATCACGGACGGAGATCTCATTTCCTCAGTGAGCCCGCTCGCTCGGGATTTCGCTCACGCCCGCGCCGCGGAGCTGGTGGGAATGCAGTATCGCGGGGGCAAGCTCGTTCCCAACCCCAACGCCAAGTGGCAAATCACAAACACCACGCGCAATGAAATTCGTACCCTGGTAGAAAAGGCATTCGTCGAAGAAACTAAGGTCGAGGACCTGGCGGAAGCAATCAGGCAGGCCGGCGCGTTCTCGGATAGCCGGGCGCTCACCATAGCCGCTACCGAAATTGCCCGTGCTCAGTCGCTCGGCACTATGGATGTGTGGAAGAAACTGGGCAACGTGAAAACAACCCAGTGGACAGTCAGTGCCGACGGTCCATGCGATGAGTGCCTCAAGAATTCGGAGGCTGATCCGGTTCCATTAGGCGATCCGTACCCAAGCGGAGACATCGCCCCACCCGCACACCCTCGCTGCAAGTGTTCTCTGACGGCAGTTGACATCGAATGATCGGACCAATGAACGAAAAACCTCCCCGCGTTCGCACGGCCAGTGCTCGCCGCAACAAGGCCGGTGGCAGCCGCACGGTGGATTTCGTCTCCATCCAGGAGCTGGCGGCCCGGCGCGCCATGGAGCAACAGATCCGTGACAACCTGGCCCGGCAATTCCGCTTTTCCTACTTCGCCGTCTTCAACCGCGATTTTGGCTTCCGGGTGTGGCTGGGGTTGAATTGAATGTTCGAGGAAACCAGCCTCGCCGATCAGTTGGGCGAATTGCTGGTTGGGCAGTCTGAGGCGATCGAAGAGATAATCCCGTTTATCGAAGCGCATCTCAGCGGGTTGGCTCCGGAAGGTCGCCCGGCCGGTGTAGCGATGTTGCTCGGTGCGAGCGGCTCGGGCAAAACACATACCGTCGAAGCGCTGGCTGAGATTTTACATGGCAGCAACCGCAACGTGTTGCGGGTCGATTGCGGCGAGCTTCAACAGGATCATGAAATCGCCAAGCTGATCGGTTCGCCGCCCGGCTATCTCGGGCATCGGGAAACGGTGCCGATCCTTACACAGTTCAACCTCAGCGCCGTATCGTCGGAAAACTGCGATCTTTCCTTGCTGCTGTTCGATGAGATCGAGAAGGCCTCCCTCGCGCTCTCGCGGCTGCTGTTCGGCATCTTGGATAAAGCCACGTGTCGCCTGGGCGACAACACCAAGGTCAATTTCGAGCGTTGCTTGATCTTCATGACCTCCAATCTGGCCGAGGACAAAATAATGCGGGCCTTGCGGCCAAATTTTGGCTTCGAAGCTGGCATCGTGAAGCCGTTGGATCCAAAGACCCTCAAAGCGATCGCGCTGCACGAACTCCGCAAAAAATTCGGCACGCCGTTCGTCAACCGCCTCGATACGGCCATTACCTATCAGCCGCTCACCCGCGAGCACTGCGACTGGATCTTAACCGAGATCCTGAACGAAGCCGGGCGGCTGATTGTGAGACGGCGTGGGGTGCGGGCGTTTCGCCTGGGCGTTACGGCTATGGCCCGCAAGCTGCTGCTCGACCTCGGGACCAACATCGAGTTCGGGGCTCGCGAGTTGAAGCGCACTGTTGAGCGCAACTTTCTGCGGCCGGTCGCCGTGATGACCCAACGCGGTTTGGTCTCGCCGGGCAGTCTGGTGATGCTCGATGCGAGAGACGGTCAATTCACCGTCCAACGATTTTCCGGAGAAATCCGCGCCGCTTCAGGCTCCTAACTTCATTCCCGCATTCCCTCATCCACCGGTCGCTCCATTTCGAGCAGAGGTGACCGAAAGTGGACGAATTCGATGACGTCGAAATTGACTACTGTGTTTATCCATTCGGCTGGTTGACCGAGACCAGCTCCTTTAATCACCCGCACGCGCGGCGCACTCGCTCATCGAGAAACGCCTTTGTGCTTAGCACGGCCGGAACACTCACACCCGCATCCGTAACTACTAACCAACAAAAACCAAACAACAGAAGGAAAGCCGCCCGCCCAAATGCTCACCAGAGACGCAAGCGTCCTCATCATCTACAAGAATTTCGCCGCAAATCAAAACGTGTCGCACATCGGACTCGGAGTTGCGGCCATGAACAATCAGAAAGTGCTCCGTTCGCTCGGACTGAAAGTGGACGTGCTGCCGTGCGTTTCAGTCGCGGACCTGGCTCGGTCCCTAAACAAAACCCCGCGCACGCATGTCATCATCTCCGCGCCCTGGATCCCGACCAACGAACTAGCGCACCTCGCTTTGGAATACAGCGACACCTACTTCGCCATCAACTGCCATTCCAATGTCGGCTTCCTGCAGGCGGATCCAAATGGCGTCAAACTCTTCCGCGAAGCCATCAATCTGGCCATCGGCACTCATAACTTTCACGTCGCCGGGAATAGCAAGCGGTTCGTCGAGTGGGTCCATGCCTGCTTCGGCGCGGACTGCGCCTATCTGCCGAATTGTTACTACCTTGATTCCCACACGCCGCCGGAGCACTGCTGGCACCACCAACCGGGCGTAACGCTGCGGATCGGCGCGTTCGGAGCGCCGCGGCCTCTCAAAAACATGGTGTCGGCCGCCGCCGCCGCCCTGCAAGTATCCCGCGAATTGCGGCGCCCGCTTGAATTTTGGATCTCGGCTGGGCGCGTCGAAACCGGCGTTCCCACGATCCTGAAATCCATCACCGAATTGTTCGCCGGAATGCCCGGCGCATCGCTGCATTACAACGGCTGGAGCGGGTGGCCGGATTTCCGCCGGCTCGTCGCCCAAATGCACCTTTTATTACAACCCAGCTATACCGAATCCTTCAACATGGTCACCGCCGATGGAGCCGCGATGGGCGTCCCTTCCGTGGTGTCCGATGCGATCGATTGGGTACCGGAGCACTGGATCGCTCACGGCGACGAAGTGACCGATATCGCCGAGACGGCCATCCGGGTCTTGCATGATCGTCATGCGGCGCGCGATGGCTATGCCTCCCTCGTGAGACATGACGTGACCGGCGCGCGCAGTTGGGGCCGCGAACTCGGGTTGAGCGATTTACCGCCTTACACTGACAAGCTGAATCCGCCCGGCTTCCATCGCTGGGAAGTGGCTTCCTAACAATGGCGGCGCGGGGATTTCCTACGGCGGAAACTGTGGTAAGCCCGCCGTTAGAAGGGGAATCGCAGAGAGGCGAGGGTCGGCTACGCTCTGCAAGGTCTATGACACAAGCGATTAACTCTGGAACTGTCGGAGAGCTGAATCAGGCGGAACGTCCGTCTGACTTCGAACACCTATTGCAGGAGCGACTCTTCGAACTGCTACTCCTAGAGCTTGCCGATTTTCCGCCGCCGGTGGAAGAAGGCGAAGATCCCATAGCAGAGCCAGCCGAGGCCAAACCCGATGGTGAACGGGAGCGGGTGAAAGTGGAAGCCAAACATTAGTTCATTTCCATTCAGCGCTCATACTGCAACGTGAAGTAATCGAAAGCGAGCTTCGCCGCCGCGCGTTTGGACATGTCGGGCGGATCTTCGTGGGCCTCGGCACCGGGCAGGAAACAGGAACAAACTTTCAACTGGTGGGCGACCGAGCCGAACCCCGCGCGAATCATGCATTCTTCGTGGTAATCGCACGGCAGACCATCGCGGACACAGGGCAGCACCGGCTCACCGGGCAGGATTGGCTCTAGGCACCACGGGCAGTGCGGAGGGAGCTTGATGTCGATCGAAGTGACGTCTACCTCGGTCCATGGCTCTCCTTCATTGAACCGGAATTTTAGTTTGCCGGAGCCGAGGTTCACTTCCTAAGGCTACTGCGTTTCGGGAGGAAAGGACGTGCAAACTTTGACGTCTTTGGGTGGCTCGACCGGATCCACCGATTGGTAGAAGCGGAGCGTCCGATCAATTTGGAGCAGCGTGCGCGCTTCGTTGACGCTGATCTGTCCGTGTGACAGAAGCCGGTGGATCGCTCTGCGCCGGGCCCAGGATCGTGTAAAGTGCCAGCTACCGCAGCCGCCCACTATAAAGGACGCACCGACTACAAAGCCTTGCCAAAACAGCAAGTGTGAAAAAAGGTTGGAAAAAAGGTCCTTCATCATTTTGTTACTGCCTTCACCGACCACATGACAGCCTCTTCCATCTTCACGATGGCGAGGTCCAGCTCGCGGCTTTTGCCGATCCGATTGCAGGTCTCGATGAAGTCGAGGCCTTTGTCTTTCAGCTCAGTCACTTGAGCTTTTTCTTCGTCGCTCAGCAAACGGTATTGGTGCCTCACCGTATTGTTGGCGGTTCGTTCGTCGGAGGTGCTCTCCATTTGTGGCTCTTACTTGGGGGAACGAGAACGCTGGCCAGACGGGGCCACGTTTTCACACTTTCTAGCAAAAGTGTCGGCTTCCTTGATATTAGCCGCGCTCCCTCCGCGCTACAAGCCTCGACAAATTACCGGCAGTGATGGCGTTACGAACGCCTTCGCATTTTCCAACGGTATCAGCGCGATACCACCAACTTTATTTCTCTAGAGGATTTATGCCAGAACAAACATTTAAGAAATTCATTCCGTTCGCCAAAGTCGATGTGGCCAAGCGCGAGGTGTGGGGCATCGTCACCGCCGAGGTCAAAGACAAGGGCGGCGAGATCTGCGATTACGAATCGACAGTCCCCTATTACAAGGCCTGGTCGGCCGAGTTCGTCAAGGCGACGGATGGCAAGTCTGTGGGCAACCTCAGATACATGCACCAGATGCGGGTCGTGGGCAAGGGCGTAGGCCTGGAGTTCCGCGACACCGACAAAGAAATCTGGATGGGCTATAAGGTCACCGAGGACGCGGCCTGGAAGGATGTCGAGGACTCCGTACTCACCGGTTTCTCGCAGGGTGGCCGCTATGTGAAGGGACCGGATGCGGAGGGCCGTTACACGGCCGATCCGAGTGAAGTCTCGCTGGTGGATAACCCGGCGCTGGGCGTTTGCCACTTCGCTTTTATCCGCGCCAATGGCGAGGTCGAGATGCGCAAAGTGCGCTCCGAGCCTGTACCGGAATTCGTAGCAACGCTGCAGAAAGCGCCGGTGTTCACTGACTTGCGCGCGGCGATCAACGCCCATTTCGACAAAGCTGCGGCGACGGCGACACCGGCCACGCGGGAGGAAATCACGGAAATCGTCCGCAAGGCCGTAAGCGACTTCGTGAAGGGCGAAGCGAAAACCAAAAGCGTTGACGGTGTGGAGCTGCCGCCCAAGTGCTTCGCCTTTGTGGGCGACAAAGACGATCCCTCCACCTGGAAGCTGCCCATCGAGTTTCCGGGCGACGACGAGAAGACCAAAACGCACATACAGAATGCGCTCGCCCGCTTCGGACAAACGGAAGGCATTCCCGAAGACGAGAAGGCCGGCGTGCTCAAACGCATCAAGGCGGCGGCCAAGAAACACGGCATCGATACCGAGAGCGAGGATGCCAACAAAGCACTCGATGGGATCCGGCTCGTCAAAGGCGCGCTCGATCTGGTGCAAAAGGGCATGTACGATGTGGCCCAATTTGCCGGGCTGATCGATGCGCTTTCCTGGCTGCAACGCATGGCCGATATGGAACGCGAGAGCGAAGGCGACGAAAGCACCGTTCCCGCTGAGCTGCTCGATCTCATTGGCCAGCTATGCCAAAACTTCCTTGCGATGGCGGAGGAAGAAACGAAGGAGCTGCTTACACGGCCCGCTGGGGCCTTTTTCGCCACCACCTCCACACTTCGCAAAGCTTCGTCGCTGCTTACCAAAGCGGCGGCAAAAATCCAACAAACCGCCGGGGAACCGGCAAAGAAAGAGAACACAACTATGTCGGAACTTACCCTCACAAAAAAGGCCAGTTTGTCTGATCACCTGGCCAAGGCCAAAGAAATGGCCAGTGACCATCACGAAAAAATGCAGGCGCAGATCGATAAGTGCGCCAAGTGCGTCGGCGGCGACGACGACAAAGACAAAGAAGAAAAAGCCGCGAAGGCGGCGGCTGGCACGGCTGGCACCACAGCCGCTGTAGCTGTGGGCGCAGATGCGATCGCGGATTTCAACAAGTCTGCCAACGCCGCAGTCAACACGGTCATCGAAGCCATGACTGACAAATTCATGAAGTTCATGGAAAAGCTGGAGAACACTTTGGAGCCGCCCAAGGCGGCCCAGGCTGATCCGGCCGCTGGGCGTGTGGTCAACAAAACCGAGGACACCGGTATCGTGCCGGCGGCAGATGGTACAGCGGCGGCTGGTGCGGCAGCGGGTGCGGCAGCAGCAGCTCCCCGATTCGTACCGGTCAATAGCGGCGCTCCTGCCGATCCCAAAGTGCGGGAGGCCTTCAAGGCGCTTCGCGGCGCACCTCTCAGCGAGTAGCTAGCTTTTCATTTCTTCGGCACACGTGCGCGGAGGGCCCGGTCTAGGTTCGCACCCTAGCCGGGCTCTTCTGTTTTTGGCCGCGCAGTTTGCCCAATCGTTTCCAAAATTTTTCAACTTCAGAGGACAAACATCATGAGTTTAAGAGATCTCGATCAGGGGACTTATTATTCCCTCGCCGCCGCTGCCACGGGCAAGCTGCGCAAAGACGCTACCACCCAAGGCATCACAACCGGCCTGGGGATGGTTTTCTACGACCTCCGGCCACCGGCTTATCTAATCTTTCCCGTCAACACCCCCTTGCGCAACAGCATTCCGCGCAGTGGGCCGGTGAACGCGGGAACGGGTGTCGCCGCTCACTGGAAGGCTTACCTGAATCCGAACGCTACCGGCAACTTCGCGGGCGTGGCGGAAGGGCAACGCAACGCCTTCCTGAGCTTCCAGGAAAAGGATTACACGGCGGCTTATAAAGAGCTTGGCCAGGAATCGTTCACCACCTTCACCGGGCAATTCGCCGGCGAGGGCTTCACCGATCCAATGGCGGACGCCCAGACGATGGTGCTGAACGCCATCATGCTCTCGGAAGAGGGAATGATCATTGGCGGTAACACCTCGTTGCAGCTTGGCACTCCCGCCGCTCCGGTCGCCGCGCTTGTGACCGCCGCCACTGGTTTGGCGGCCAGCGTCAACGTGTCGGCGCGCGTGGTAGCCATCACGCCTTACGGCTGGTACGCGCAAGGCGGACTCGCGGCCGTCAGTGCGGGTTTGACTCCGAGTTCGGTTCGGAACAACGCGGACTCCACCAGCACCACGGTCTATGGCGGCATCAGCGCCGTCAGTCCGTCTTCGAACGTTGTCGTAACTGCCAGCGGTTCTCTGCAGGTGAAATTCACCTGTACTCCCATCCCTGGCGCAATCGCTTATGCCTGGTATGTCGACGTGACGGATGCTTCGGCTCCCACCACGGCCAATGCCAAGCTCCAAGCCATCACCAATTCCACCACTTATACGCTGGCCACCACGCCATCCGGCTCCGGGCAGACGGCGGCGGCCACCGGCCTCAATCTCGACAATTCGACCAATCCGCTGGCGTTCGATGGCTTAATGACCATCGCCGCGCAGAGCGGGACCTGGGTCGATCTCGGCGGCGCCGAACTTACCCCGAACGGCGACGGCACGATCAAAGAAATCGAGTCCATTCTCCAATCGCTCTGGGTGCAATACCAGGCCACCGTTGACGACGTGTACGTGTCCTCGGACCAGCTCATCAAAGTATCCTCGGCGATCCTGGCCGGGACCAGCGGCGGCAATCCCAGCGCGTTCCGTATCAACCTCGATATGGCGCAATCCGGCAAGCTCATCGGCGGCAACATGGTCGTGAGCTATCTGTCCAAATTCACCATGGGCGGAAGCAAAGTCATCAACTTCAAACTGCATCCCGGCCTACCTCCCGGCACCATGCTGTTTGACATCTCGACCAATCCCTATCCGCAATCGCGACTCACCAACATTCGCGAGATCTTGACTCAGCGTGATTACTACTCGCTGCTGTATCCGATCCGCACCCGGCGTTGGGAGTTCGGCACCTACACTCACGAAGTCCTTGCGCACCGTTTGCCGCAACTCACTGCGGTGATCACCGGCGCGGCGATCAACTAACAACCGGGAACTGGCCGCGCCAACCAGCTCGGCCAGTTCCCTGCCCCATTCAAAAAAAAGGAATCATAATGCAAACTCATACCGCGCGCCCCGCGCGTTCCCTCGCCTTCATCGGCAGTCTCGGCCTCGTCGGCGCTCTGCTCTTGGCATCAGCCGGTTGCGGCACCAGCAGCGGCCCCAGTGAAACGGTGCTGCTCAACACTTTGGAAGTGGTGGTAAACGCCGCCGCCGGCGCGGTTGAACTTATCGCCAGTCAACAGCCAGGTCCCGATGCCGCCGCCGCCAGTCTCTACACCCAGCAACTCACCGTGGCGATCGATGCCTCGATCACGGAATTTCAGACGACAGACACTCTGCAGGTTAAGATTGCCACCGCACTGGGCGACTTCGGAAAGGTGATCGTACCCGATCTCCCGGCCGGGCCAATCCAGGTAATCGTCGCTACCCTCATCCCCACAGTGGAAACGCTGCTCAAACAATTGAGCTCCATACAAACCACTGTCTCGACGGCGGCTATCAAGAACAGCGCCATGGCCGTCACTCCGCATACCATGTCCGCTGCCGGCGTTGCCCGGTTGCAGACGCTCCAAGCCAAAAACAAAGTTGCGCTGGTTCGCGCCCTGGCGGTTCACGCCGCCGCGAGCAAGTAACTAAGGTTTCGGTCCGGGAGGCAGCGTCCGCCGAGTGGGCATCTGTGGACGCGCCCCGCGCCGTCTTTGCCGTGTCGCTCCCTGGGTTCCGACTGCTACCTGGGGAGCGAGGCAGAGAAAGTGCTAGCCGCACCGCAAAAAAGCCCGAAAGCACGAAAGCCAGAAACAACATGGCCACCCCCCAACAACTCATCAGCTTGACTCCGGCTACCGCTAGCCTGGGAGCAGATACGCTCACACTCGCAGTCCTCGGCAGCGGCTTCGTCTCTGGCGCGACCGTCCTTTGGGGTGCTCTCCCACTTGCAACAACCTATGTGGATCCGGCGCATCTCACTGCCAGCGTCCCGGCGCAGTTACTCACGGCTAGCGGCGCCACTCTTGTCACGGTGTCTCAAGGCGGAGTCTCCGCCAATACGCTTACGTTTTTGGTTCCGAATCCGATCGATCTCACCACGCTCGACCAGGTGCGTCCGTATGCGGGGTCGAACGATCCCACCAAAAACGGCGATGATCCGCTGTTGCAATCGCTCATCACCGGCATCAGCCAGTATTGGCTCACCCGCACAGGCCGAGGCTCGCTGAATTCCGTCGTGCAGTACAGCAACGAACGTTACAACGGCAACGGCAAAGACGCGCTCATGCTTCGCTATTATCCCCTCGTCGCGATCCAGTCTTTGACTTTGAACGGTCTGGCGCTGGCGCCCAGCCCGGATTACATCCAAACCGGCTACGTCATCGATCCTGCCATCGACTCGATTGTGTTGATCGGGGGCGGACCATTCGGCGACGGTTTCGGGTATGGCCGTCTGAACATCGCCGTTACCTACACAGCCGGTTATCCCGAGGTGCCGTGGGACATTGCCGATGCGGTCAGGAAGCAAGTCGCCATCAACTACAAACGGAAAGGGACGCTCGATCAGGGCTCGGTGGGCCTCCCGTCCACAGGCGGATCCACCAGCTACCGTTCTTGGGAGGTCCCGCCCGAGGTGGAACGAGTCATCCAAAGTTACCGGCGGACGGTCCCGAATTGATCGTGCAGCCCCGCGCCCATCTCGCCGCCTGGCGCTCTGCTCCACGAGAACAGAGGTCCTCTCACTTCCCGATCTTT